TTCAGGTGTCGGCCTGTCTGGTATAAGTACCAGTCTGTTGATTCGAGCTATTTATCACTATATAAAATAAAGTACAATGAATCCAGGTATGATAATATTAGATAAATACTAGAACGGAGAAGAGTATGGATTACAACATCTTAGGAGAAATACTATGCCACGCATAAGCTTGTGGTCGCCCCAGAAAGGGGCAGATTTTCAGTTCACTGATAGAACTGTTGGTGAAAATTTGAAAATTGCAGGCGACGGTATTCTTGTTCACATGTATACTGGTCCTACAACTGACGCAAATGGAAGCACAGACACTTCTTTGACAACTATCCAGGATGTATTATTCCTAACTAATAATAATCGTAAATATGAGCCCAATGTTATCGAACTTCGTGGCCATCATGTCCCGCAAGACGTCAATTACGATCTATCCCAATTCGGAATTTTTCTAAGTTCGGATGTCATTCGTATTCAATTCCACTATACAGATATGTTAGATTCATTAGGTAGAAAGCTTATAGCAGGAGATGTATTAGAATTTCCTAGTATGAGAGATGTACCTATTTTTGATAATGCTGTCGGAATCAATCGTTATTACGTTGTACAAGATGCGTTATATGCTGCCGCTGGATATGGACAAAAATGGTTTCCGCATATTTGGTTAGTCAGGGCTAAATTAATGACAGCATCGGTTGAATTCAAAGAAATTACGGACCAGGCTGCAACGGGGCAAACTGACGGTGGTGTCGGGCAAGGTATAGGTATTATGCCGCCTGGGTTCGCAGACACATCAGATAGTTCAGGAAATCCAGGCACAGGACCTAATCCAGATATTACAAATTCTTTAAACCTGTTTTGCAAAATTATCGGCATTACAGATGCAATTGTTGCAGAAGCTGCACAAAATGCTTTCTTTGACCCTAAATTTTTCGAAAGTGCAAACTTGTACATCTATATCGACCCTAATACGAATTACCCGGTAATCGGAAGTCATTACTTTAATGGCGACGGTGAACCGCCTAATGGCGGGCCATTAGTTGGTGCCGGCATAGCTTTCCCGGCGGGGATGCAAGACGGACAGTATTATTTACGGATCGATTATTTTCCAGAAAGATTATTTCAGAAACAAGGCAATTGTTACAAGTTAATCGAAGAAAATGTACTAAAGAGCTGGACTGCGACCAACAGAATCTTGGATACCTTCCTAATGAATAACAATGATACAATTCTTTCGGATGGCACAGTTGTGCCGGAGAAGCAGGCAGTGTCTGAAGTTGTAAAACAAAAAGTAGACTTGTATGCTGATCGGAAAAAGAAAGTAACTGAGGCAGAGGCTATTCGAAGTAAGGTTGCCGATGATAGGGCTGCGAAGAAAGGCAATTAAATATCACTATGATATTTAAGTAATGCAGTCCTATATTTATTAATTAAAAGATCAAATGATATAGGTCTACCAAAACCCGGACTATCTAGTGTCTCAGCAATTACTGACGATGGTAACGATTTTACAAAATCTCTTATAGAAATATTGTTGCCCTCGATAGGCCATGAATATTTTAATTCAACATACATCCGGTTTCATCTTCATCCAACAGTATTCTCCAAATATCTGCAATTTTTATCATTAATATGTGAGAACTTATCCCTATGTCATATTTTCCTATTATTAAATAATATTTTACTGATAAATACAAACAAACGCAACCATTTCGTTGCATTACTAGGATTCTAATTAATGGACTTCTTTCACGATTCGCAGACCCGCAGATATTTATTGCAGTTTATGAGAATCTTCTCTGACATAAAGATCAGAAATGGCCCGGATGCAAACGGGCTGTATACAATTCAGCGAGTTCCCATAATTTACGGGGATCCGTCCTCTATGGTTGCACAATTAATAAAAGGCGCAAGTGAGAATACAATGCTCCCGTCGCCTATGTTTAGTGCTTATATAGACGGTATTAAAATGAATGATAAACGCCGACACGATCCGCAGTTTGTCGGTAAAGCATCTGTCATAGAAAGAGAATTTGATAATTTGACACAAACATACGGTACAGGACCGGGAGTAAGGCAGGATGTCGAAAGATATATGCCTGTGCCATACGATTTTACATTTAAATTAGATGTTTGGACAACTAACGTAACAACTAAATTGCAAATCTTAGAACAAATACAAATGATTTTCAATCCTTCTATTCAGCTTCAACAGAATAGTAATACATTAGACTGGACAAGTATATTTGAAGTTTGGTTAGAAGATATTACGTGGACAAATCGTTCTATTCCGCAAGGCGGGGATGAACAACGTGATGTGATGAGCTTTAAGTTTAAAATAGAAGGATGGATTAACCCGCCTGCTAAACTTAAAAGAAGCGGACTTGTTGCTGAGATTGTTACACAAGTCTTTAATGTAGCAGATGTAGATTCGATTAGAGTAGATGCAACAGGCGAGTATGATCCATTTACATGTTTCGGTGGAATACCTATACAAATTGTTACTACAGTAGGTAATTATAAAATATCTGTTGCTACAGGCATTACAGGTGATGAGATTACACTGCTGAATCAGCATGGGCAGGCAGACCCTTCTTTGAGTTGGGGGGAGTTGATTCAACAGTACGGCCAGATTACCCCTAATATCACCAAAATTCGGCTAAAACTAGACCCTAACTTAGATGTCACTGATTCAGACATTATAGGTGGAATTGTGCAAGATCCGACGCGTCAAAACGTGTTGTTATTTACACCGGATATTGACACCCTGCCGGCAAATACACTTTTACCTCTAACAGATATTATAGATCCTACCGAAATCTTTCCAGGAAACGGCTTGCCAAATGCTATAGCAGGACAAAGGTATCTATTAACTTCGCACGATAGTCAGGGAGAAGAACCTGCTATACCACCTAATGTTCCGACAAGTCCGTGGGGTCAGAATATAATCGCATACCCAAATGATATAATAGAATTCAACGGCATTACATGGAATGTTATTTTTGACTCACGTAATTCTGTTGGTAAGAATTATGTAATCAATAATGTCAATTCGGCTCAGTATATGTATGATTCTGCCACAAGTGAATGGGCTTATACATATTTAGGAACTTTTAATCCTGGCTATTGGCGCCTAGATAATATTATTCAAGCCCCGGATGGCACAACGATTAGTCTGTATGAATAATTCTTGCAAAGATGTCTGCTGTACTTGTTTGCGGCAGATTTCGCGCTCTGTCAATTAACTTATTACGATGTTTTATATAAATCATACGAGCATTTATTATAAATAGTTTTATGAATAATATTAGCCAAATATCAAAAGTAGGCGTAGGTACATTAATTATTTCAATAAAAACATCACGAGTTTTATTAAATTTACGTTCTCCGCACAAAACACACCCGATGTGTTGGTCTTTATTTGGCGGAATGATGGAGGATAGTGAACAGCCTAAAGAAGCACTCCTTCGAGAACTAAGAGAAGAAATGGGGTCGGAACCAGATATAGAACGAATATATCCTTTTGACGTTTATCACAGCAGGGATAACCATTTTAAGTATTATAGCTTCTTAACAATTGTTGAAGAAGAGTTTACACCTATACTAAATGACGAGAATTGCGGATATTGCTGGATTGAATTAGGGCATTGGCCGAAACCAATGCACTTAGGAGCTAAAACAAGTTTCTGTAATCTGAAAGCGATAGAAAGAATAAAAACAATTATTAATCAACATCAACAAAGACAATAATTAACTACGAATTATATAAACTACAGTGAAATCAGAACAGTTAGCAAACATATCAGGTGTTATCTTCTTTGTCTTAGCCACGAGCTTTTCAAACTCAGCAAAGTTCTCTGCATAGTTTGGCGTATCCTGCAATGCTAACCTGATTAACTCTACACAATTAATTTCTAAATCACTCTTTAAATTAAATAAATTATCGTATGGGCGTCCTAGATATGTCTTTGCTCTGTCTAGTGCCTTAGTCCATTCCTTAAGAGTCATATTCTTTGGTTTAATAAGAGCAACTGCATCTACGCGTCCGAAAACTTCTTCAAAAGTAGAGTAACGAACACCTGCACCAGTTGCTTCAATAAAACGAAAGTCGTTATCATCCTTAACTTCGTCTTCCAAGTTCATTAACACATGGCTATAGAATCCCCACTTACCGGTTAAGAGAAAATTACCTAATGCAATAAAAAATGTTGTCAGATAGTTACTCTTTCTTGTTGCAATAATAAAATAATCACTAGTTAACATCTGCTTTATTGTATCGTTGTCTTCTTGAGATAATAATCGTGTCTCTTTCCAATAAATTTTTGAAAGTTGGCGAATACACCATATTTGTACTGTTTGAATTAAACTATGTTTCATACTACTCTCCATAACTTAATGGCCACCCTGACAAGTAATCGTAATTTGCCGGATCTTGACTTGCTAACATTGCTGCCGTCTTTTGTTCCGATACAGTAAATAACGTTTGGTCAGATGTTACAGCAGCATTAAAAATTTGACCTGCTAAAGTTTGTGTCATTTCAACAAAAGCTCCACTCCTCGTCTTCCACATGATACCTGATGGCAAATTAGTGCCCAGCATTACTAGTGCAAGTTGCTGAATTCGTGATGTATCGTCGGAGTGATACCAGTAACTGTCTACTGCATATCCACCTGATAGTTTTCTTCTATCTCGCTCGGTTTGTATTAAAGACTTCATATCCAACTTTATTTGATTTATTATCCATATATCTAAGTCTGTTTTTAATGGTAGCTGATTTCCTGACTCCCATACAATATTTTCATAAATATTATTAGACCCGGACATAGAACAATTGACACCAGGGAACCCCGCCGATATTGCCTGCATGTATGTATAATTAATAGTCATTATGCAACCTCCGTAATTTGCCATGATGAAACTAATGCACCGCCTAAATCGTTACCGGCGCTCGTCGAATTAACATACCACGTTGATGAACCAGAACCAACCCCTGTTCTCATAGAATATGTCACAGGTAATAATGTTGCCGGCGAGTCAGATACCGATAAAGTAGTTGTAGTTGGGCGGCCGCCACCAGTTGCAAAGAATAATGCTGACCCAATGTTAATATTATTCCTGAAAATACTTGATATAACAATTCTATTAGACGATCCGCAATCGGCTGTAAATGGAACTGTCAGTTTAAATTCTGAACTTAACAGACCAGGAGTGACAGTAAATGTCCATATCAGTGACCCTTCTGTAAAATCGGGCAGAGTGTTATCCCACGGAACCGCCGATGTCCCAGTGGCTGCCGGAATTGGGCCTGTATAAATGTTGATGATACCATGAGTACCGGTAGTGGTTCCAGCTATAGTAAACCATGTACCATTTTGATACATCTCAGTAGCACCTATATCAGTATTATAACGAATCATTCCATTAACCGGGGATACCGGCCTCTGGGCAGTAGTCCCAGATGTTAATGTTAAAGATCCTGTGCCCGGTAATATAGGATTATTTGCAATTGCAAATGTAGGGTTACCTACTACTCCCTCGCCGTTTGTAATAGTAATGTGATTTGTTGTACCGGTATTTGTGCG